ACTATCGGCTGTGGCAGAAACATTTCGGACAGCAAGAAGCATCACGGGCTAGGACTTAGTGACGATGAAATTGACTATATGCTTTCCAACGACATTATCCGAACCATTAAAGAGTTGTCGTCGGAATATACGTGGTTTCATGATTTAGAAGAGGGCGCAAGGCGGGACGCCATTATAAATATGCACTTTAATTTAGGAAAGGTGCGGTTTGCGTCATTTAAAGTAGCAATTGGACACATGGAAAAAGCTGCTCATAAAGAGGCGGCAAGTGAATTCTTAAACTCAAAATGGGCCAAGCAAGTAAAGGGCCGTGCCTTAGAGGTTACTGATATGATTTCGACAAATACCTATGTTTGAATATCCCTGCATAATCCGAAAGATAATTGATGGAGACACAGTTGATGTTGATATTGATCTTGGCTTTGATACTTGGCTTCTTAACCAGCGTATACGTTTGTATGGCATTGATACTCCCGAGTCTCGGACAAGAGATTTGGAGGAAAAGAAATTCGGACTTATTGCAAAGAAATTCGTCCAAGACTTCTGCCCGGTAGGCTCCACAGCCGTAATTAAGACCAAAGAAAAGGGTAAGTACGGGCGTTATCTAGGGGATTTAAGAGTTAGCAAAAAGTGGTTGTGCGCTCAATTATTGCTCAACCATATGGCAGTGGAATACCACGGTCAAAGTAAGCTAGACATAAAAGAAGCCCACTTGAAAAACAGGAGCAAAATAGTATAAGATACTGTCTGATTAAGTAAGGGAATATAAGAATGGACGTTATTCAAGTAGTGCAGTTTATACAGAAAACAACGAAAGAACGACGCCAAAGTGTACATGAAATATTAGGAAACAACGGTATCCGGTCTATGGAGCAGTATCAGAAGCTCATGGGTGAATTGGATGCTTTATTCTACGTCGAACAGGAACTCTCGGGCCTGCTAGAAAAACAGGAGCAATTTGATGTCTAAGAAATCTGCAATTATTACACCTTATGGCGTAAGTGCCACGCTACCCGATCCAGAACCAACTATTGAAACAGCGTATGTTGCTGCGGAAGACAGAGTTTTGGACCCGGACAGTATAGATAAGTCGCTTATTGAGCGTATGCCACAGCCTACGGGTTGGCGTATGTTGATACTTCCGTATCGAGGCAAGGGGATAACCTCCGGTGGAATCGCTATTACCAGCACTACTCTGGACGAAGACCAGATACAGACGGTAGTAGGCTTAGTCTTAAAGCAAGGGCCTCTGGCCTATGCGGATAAAGACAAGTTTCCACAAGGTCCGTGGTGCAAGGAAAACGAATGGGTTGTCTTCCCAAGATACGCTGGTTCTCGCTTTAGAATAGAAGGCGGAGAAGTGCGTATTTTGAATGACGACGAAGTGATTGCAACAATCAGCAATCCTGATGACATTTTAAGCTACTAAGGACACGGAAATGGCGCAAGAAAAAAGCAACACACACGAGCAAGAAGATAATCAAGTTGATCTTGATTTTGATGAATACGAAGAAACCACGGTAACGTTGGCTTCGGATGAAGATAAAGAAAAAGCCGAACAAGAAAAAGCGGGGGTGGAGGTTTCTACGGAAACGCAAGAGACTTCTTCGGACACAAGTGATGAACACGCGGATGTTTCCAAAAGTGTTCAGAAAAGAATAGATCGTTTAACGAAGAAAATGCGAGAAGCGGAACGTCGTGAGACGGAAGCTGTTAACTACGCAAAGAACGTACAAAGCGAGTCTCAGGCACTTAAAACTAAGCTACAGACCGTAGACAAAGGATATTTGACCGAGTATGGGAATCGTTTAAATATCGAGCAGCAGCAGGTTGAAACCGAAATTAAAGATGCAATGGATCGCGGTGATAGCGATGCAATGATAAAAGGCCAGAGAAAATTAACAGAGCTGGCGGTATCGGCGGATCGTTATAAGAATGTTCAGCGATCAAGGGAGCAAGAACAGCAGGTAGCGCAGCAACAGCCTGTTCCGCAACAGCCTGTTCCGCAACAGGCACCTCCCGAACAGGCACCGGACCCTAAAGCGGAAAAATGGGCATCCGAAAACAATTGGTTTGGAAAAGATGAAGCTATGACCTTCGCCGCTTTTGGTATTCACAAGGCTATGGTAGAAAACGAAGGGTTTGACCCACAGAGCGATGACTATTATGATGAGCTGGATGGTCGAATACGGGGCAAGTTCCCGCAAGAGTTTAAAAACGGTTCTGGCAGAAGACCCGTCCAAAGTGTCGCCGGAAATAGCCGCAGTAGAAGTAAGGGACGTAGCAAGAAAGTAGTACTCACCGGAAGCCAAGTCGCAATAGCGAAGAAACTTGGGGTACCGCTAGAAGAATACGCGAAATATGTGAAAACTTAGGAGAATTTGAATGTCTGACACCAAACAAGGTTTTGAGGGCACAAGAACTCCTCGCGCTACCAACACTAGAGAAAAGACTGAACGGCGTAAGCCGTGGGCACCCTCCTCTAGTTTAGATGCACCGCCTGCGGAAGAAGGTTACAAACATCGTTGGATACGTTCAGAAGCTCGTGGCTTCGTAGATACTAAAAATATCTCTGCAAGATTGCGAGAAGGGTATGAGTTAGTTAGAGCTGACCAACACCCTGATTTTGAAGCTCCGGTAATCGATTCAGGTAAATATGAAGGTGTAATAGGGGTTGGTGGGCTAATGCTTGCTAAGATTCCGATAGAGACTGTTGAGGAAAGAAACGCGTACTACAATGGACGCGCTAAAGACCTCCAAGACGCAGTTGATTCGGACTTAATGCGAGAGAATGCTCATAATTCAATGACGATCAGTCAACCTGACCGTCAAACGCGTGTAAACTTTGGTGGTCCTCGAAAAGAGTGACCCTAACCTTTTAGGAGATATAGTCTCATGGCAAATCAAGAAACTGCCTATGGTCTACGTCCTATTGGTATGGTGGGTAGTGGTGTCAATTCAACAGGCATCACAGAATACGAGATAGCAAGTGGCAACACTAACCCTATCTTTAACGGCGGAATAGTCGTACCCCTTACTACTGGATTTATAGATCAAGCTGGAGCAACAAACGGGGGCACAACTCAAGCCCTTGGTGTGTTAACTGGCGTTATGTACCACGATGCAACTCAAAAGAAGCCTGTTTGGCTTAACTACTGGCCCGGTTCTGGTGGCGTAAGTGTTGACACGAATCATCCTGTCATGGCTTATGTTGCTGACAATCCTAACCAGTTGTTTCAACTAGCTTCTGATGCAAGTACGACTAACAGAGCAACTGCTCAAGGGTTCGTTTTTGCTAACGCTTCCCTTGGAACATCTGCTCGTGTTGGTTCTACTGACACAGGTTCTTCTACTTCTCAATTGAATGTGGCAAGTGTAGCAGCGACTGCAACGCTTCCACTTCGTATTGTTGGGTTAGTAGACGACGTAGCAAATAGCGACTACACCGTGGCGGGTATTCCGTTCATTGTGCGGTTAAACGCTCACTTCAACTCGGGGACACGTAGTTTTGATTCACAAACTACGGCTGACTCGACTGGACTTAACTAAGGAGGCTGATTATGACTATTTCTCGCGCTCAATTAGCGAAGGAACTAGAACCCGGCCTAAATGCCTTATTTGGGTTGGAGTACGACAGGTACGAAAACGAAGCAGCGGAGATTTTTGACTCTGAAGGCTCTGATAGAGCTTTTGAAGAAGAAGTCATGCTGTCTGGTTTTGGTACGGCACCTGTTAAAAGTGAAGGTAGTGCAATTAACTTTGATAACGCGCAAGAGACTTACACTGCTCGTTACACAATGGAAACTATTGCATTAGCTTTTTCTATAACCGAAGAAGCTGTAGAGGACAATCTTTATGATCGTCTGGCCGCTCGATATACTCGTGCATTGGCTCGTTCTATGGCTCAAACCAAGCAAATCAAGGGAGCAACGGTTCTAAACAATGCGTTTTTAGCTACTTCTCCTATTGGTGATGGCGCGGCACTTTGTTCTGCGGCCCACCCTAGTTTGTCTGGTAATCAAACCAACTTGTTGGCAACACCTGCCGATTTGAATGAAACTTCCTTGGAAGAGATTCTTATTCAGATTGCTGGTTTTACTGATGAGCGTGGCTTAAAGATAGCGGTTCGTGGTACTAAGTTAATGATTCCTAAAGAACTTCAGTTTATTGCTGAAAGAATCATCAACTCAAACCTACGTCCCGGTTCAGCAGATAACGACATAAACGCAATGAAATCAATGGGTATGCTTCCAGAAGGGGCGGCTGTAAACCACTTCTTCACTGATGCCGATGCGTATTTTGT